TTCAATTAAAATACTTATAAATTCAGGTGGTGGTTCAATTACTGCGGGTATTTCATCTATGGATACGATATTAAGATGTAAAGTTCCTGTTGAAACTTATGTAGATGGATTTAGTGCGAGTGCAGCAACATTTATTTCAGTAGTTGGTGGGAAGCGATTTATGAGTAGAAATTCTTATATGTTGATTCATCAATTATCTTCAGCATTGTGGGGAAAATATTCTGAAATAGAAGATGAGAAAAAGAATTTAGATTTAATGATGGAAACTATTAAAAATGTATATAAAGAATATACAAAAGTTCCAATGAAAAAGTTAGATGAAATATTGAAACATGATTTACTATGGGATGCTAACACTTGTCTAAAATATGGATTAGTGGATGAAATAATTTAGGAGTTATAAAATGAATATGAAACCACAGAAACCGTTACCAAAAGCACAAACTCAGATACAAGTAGATTTGAAAGATGCTGAAACTATAAAATGTGAGGATTGTGGCAATTCTGTTTTTATACCAGCATTTTTTATAAAAAGACTTTCACCAATAGTTTCACCTACGGGTCAAGAAACACTAATACCAATTCAGGTATATAGTTGTGGTAATTGTGGGAAGGTGCCAGATAAGTTTAATCAAAATGACGAAGATTAAAAGGAAGAATTTATTTGATCATATAAATGCTATAACATCTCGACAGCATTCTAATTATTGGGATGAGATTTCAGATGAAGATAAAAAGTCGTGGTCAAATTATATGGTTAATCGTTTTCTTTCAATGAAAATGGAGTGGATAGAATTTGTAAATGAAGTACAGAAATATCCATTAAAACCAAAAGAATTATATAAAGTTTATACAGATATCTTACCAAAGAAAAGACAATGGTTAAAATATATTAAAGGAGATAAAAAGATGAAGTATCCAGAATGGGTTTATGAAATAGTAGCTAAACATTTACAGATTAGTTTGCGAGAAGCATCAGATGCTGTAGATATGTATGAGTTATCACATGGAGGACAAGCAGAACTTATTGATATTCTATTGAAGTACGGTAGAACGATCGAGGAGATTCATAAGATTGGTTTATGAGTGTAACCAACTTCACAGTTGAGTATATAAACCGAAAAGCAGTTACCAGTTTTATAGAGAAATATCATTATTCACATAATATAAATGGCATTCAATCTTACCACCATTTCGGTTTATATACAGAGGGCAACTTTGGATTGCCAAAGATGATTGGAGCTATGTTATATGCTATGCCATCTATGCCACATACTGCTAAAAAATATAATCCAATTAATTCTGATAGGTGTATGGAGTTAAGGAGATTAGTTTGTATAGATGATACGCCAAAGAATACAGAGAGCTATTTTATTGGTAAAACTTTGAGGTGGTTAAAACAAAATACTGATGTAGAGGTTGTGGTTTCATTTGCTGATCAACATTATGGTCATACAGGAATAATATATAAAGCTACAAATTTTGAATATTTTGGAGAAACAGCTCCTGCAAGAATATTGATGGTAGATGGTAAAGAATATCATAGTAGGTCTTTGAATCAAAATAAAAGACCTTATGGTAGAGAACTAAAAAGAAGATATGTTGATGGGGACAAAAATATATTTTTTAAGAAGAGAAAACCCAAATATATTTATGTATATTACCTTAATAAAAGAATTAAAAGACAAATCAAGAGGTTACAGTGAGTAAAATAATAAAAGAATCAAAAACAAAAGTAGATTATGAAACTACTGAAGTAAAATCTACTATCCAACAAATGGAAGAAGAATGGCCTCAGATGACAGCGGAGTTTCGTAGATTACAACGAGAACAATATGAATTGTTCTTACATAAACAACACGATTATGGTCCAGGTAACATAAGTGTTGGTTCACAATTACAAACACCAGAAGAAGTAAAGTTATCATTAACAGGGTTATGGTTCAGAATGAACGATAAGATACAAAGATTGAAAACCTTATTGATGGGTGATAGAGAAGCAGCAGTAAATGGTGAACCAATGGAAGATGCGTTTCTTGATGTATCTAACTATGGTATTATGGCAACAATCGTAAAAAATGGAAAGTGGGGCAAGTGAAAAATATATCCTACAGTCAATATTCAATGTGGGCACAATGTCCACATCGATGGAAGACTGCATATATAGATGGGAAGAGAGAGTTTAAAGAAAGTATTTTTACTCTCTTTGGTAAATCTATGCACGAAGTCATTCAGGTATTTTTGACTATAATGTATAATGATACTGTTAAGTTAGCAGAACAACTTCCATTAGAAGATATGTTACGCACTCGTATGAAACGAAACTTTGAAAATGCACTTAAAGAAAATGGTGGAGTGGAATTCTGTACTGAAAGAGATATGGTTGAGTTCTATACACAAGGAGTAGAGATACTTAATTTTTTACGAAAGAAGAGAGCTCAATATTTTAGTAAGAAAGGTTATGAGTTGGTTGGTATAGAAGTTCCTCTTGATTACGATATGCCAAATAACATAAAGTTCGTTGGATATTTGGATGTTGTCATTAAAGATACAGTTAGAAATGTAATTAAGATATATGATATAAAGACTTCTACTATGGGTTGGAACAAATATATGAAGGCTGATAAACTAAAAGGTGATCAGTTACTACTATATAAGCAATTTTATTCTAAACAATATAACCACCCCATAGAAAAAATTGAAGTAGAGTTTTTTATAGTTAAAAGAAAATTGTGGGAGAATACAGATTACCCACAGAAAAGAGTTCAAAAGTTTGTGCCTGCAAATGGAAAACCATCAATTAATCAGGTAGTCAAAAGATTAGATGAGTTTATGACAGAATGCTTTAATTCTGATGGAGAATATAATAGTGAACATATTTATAAGAAAGAAGCATCCAAAAAGAACTGCAGATTTTGTGATTTTAATCAGACAGAGTATTGTGACGCGGGAGTTAAATAATGTTGAAAGTAAATGTTAGAATGAATTTATTTCATTTTTTAAATAAGCCATATGAAAAAGATGTTATAGATAAATTATCAGTAATTAGTGCTGATTCAATAGTTTTTTATTTACGTTTATGGTATGAAGATGGGACTATTTCTACAAAGGATTTAAAGAAGTTTTTATTAAAATATGAGTCTAGTTTACATTTTAAAACTAATATAAGAGTTGGTAATAATTTAAAACCAGGTGAGATAGTGTGGTTCAATATTGTTGATAATGATAACGCTGGAAAATTGGATTCGCATAGGGTTAGATTTGAATATATTTATAATAGTGAAGAACAAATATTAAAGGGCTTAGAAGAATTTCATAAATGTGCTAAATTTTGTACATCGGAGAAACCATCTAAAATACAAAAGAGGAACGATTATGAGAGTAGCAATAGTAGGAAGTAGGAAATATACAAATAGAAGGCGGATACAAGAGTTTATCTTTAAGTTAAAGGAAAAGTATGGAGATGAACTTGAAATAGTAAGTGGTGGACAAAAAGAAGGTGCTGATGGATATGCTAAAAAATATGCTATAGAGTTTGATGTAAAGTATTCGGAGTTTCCACCCGCTCATTATCAATATAATCAACATTGTGTATTGGAAAGTTATAATTATGGTAAACCTTATGCGGTCTGGCATTATCACAATCGGAATAAAGAGATAGTTAATCATTCGGATGTCATTACTGCTTTCATACCAAAAGGGATCACATCCAAAGGAACTAATAGTACTTTAAAAGAAGCTGAGAAAAAAAATAAAAAATATGTTATAATAAATTAGTTTTATATTTATATACATATATATTGGAGATAAAATGTTATGTTAAAATTGACATCTGTAAAGTTATTGGATAATTTATATAAAAAATTCAAAATATCTAATTTAGATGATAACTTCACATTACAAAAATTGGTAAATCGTTCAATGGATTTATATTTACTAGATAATAAATTTAAAATGCAAATTCATGAATGGAAAAATTTAAAACCAAGTGGAAGTAGGTTATAATGACGAATAGTGTTGCAGTTTTAAAAATACTTGATAGTATTCATAATACTTTAATTAAGATGGAAGAACGATTAGAAAATATAGAAGCACATCTAAAAAAGTATGAACCAAAAGAAGAAGAGTCAAAAAGGTTGTTAAATGAATAAAAAGAAAATTTTATTAATGTCGGACGATTTAAGAATGTCATCCGGAGTAGGAACTATGTCTCGTGAATTTGTAATGGGTACGTTACAACATTACGATTGGGTTCAAATTGGTGGGGCTATTAGACATCCCGAAGACGGTAAAATTGTAGATATGAATGATGCAATGAGGAAGCAAACAGGCGTTAAAGATGCTTATCTTAAAATTTATCCTATAAGTGGTTATGGTAGTACTGATTTATTAAGAGCTATAATTGATATGGAAAGTGTGGATGCAATTCTTCATTATACAGATCCTCGATTCTGGGGATTTTTGTATCAGATGGAACATGAGCTTAGACAAAACATACCTATATTTTATTATAATATATGGGATGACTTACCTTATCCAATGTGGAATGAACCATTTTATGAGTCTTGTGATTTGATTATGAATATATCTAAACAAACTGTTAATATTGTTAATAATGTTCGCAGGATTAGACCAACTAA